AGGGCTAGTTTTGAATCTAGGCTCTTAACTTCGTCAGCATAGGCTAGCTTAGCAGAGGGGGAGTACTTAAGGTTAGGTGTCTCAATGAGTTCTTTACGAGACTGATTAGCAAGAGCCTTAAGTTTGTTACTGTGCTCTGCATAGACGCGCTCCATCTGTGTACCGGACGAAAGAGTGAACGCATCGTTAGTGTTACCTAAACGGGTGGTGTTTGTAAGAAGGGGGGTTGTTGTACCAGACCTAGTGTTTCGTGTAGCACCAGTAGGCACATACACCAAAGCACCAGTTTCCCTATCAATAGGGCCACCATCTTTAGCTGAACGAAGCTTGATCTCAGGAACCTTGATTTCAGAGGATGCGCGAGAGATCAGCGTAGTAGCACCCTTACGAGGACCACCTTGATACTTCTCTTTCAAACTCTTAATACCAAAGTCTTTAGCAGACTGCTTGTAGTCAAGATGATGCTTCTCAGCGTCGATGACTACCATAGAATGCTTAACAGCACGAGCAATCTCAGACGCAGGAGCACCCTTAATAGTCATGTCTGTAATCAAGTTCGAAACGTCACCCATCTGAATCTGCTTAGTTCTAGCAGACATTTTAGGTGCTTCATCAGGAAGCTTGTACTGCTTTGAGTTGAAGTCCTTAAGACCTTCCAAAGCAGGGGTAGTACGAACCCGATTGGTGTCATTAGGAATGACTAAAACCGTGTCACCATCAAAGTCTGCACCAGAAAGGCGCTCTGCTACTGAAGGATGAATACCAACAGCATCTCGTGCACCAGTCAACAACTTCTTAGATTCAGGATGACGGTTGTTTACAGTCAGCTCAGGAATCTCAAAAGTACCACCATGAGGATATCGAATTAGAACAACTCGCGTACCATCAGGATAGTTAGGAGCAAAGATTTGTTCAGGCTTGATTCCTGGGACTGGTAAAATGACATGCGA